TCAGCCGACTGTGGCCCTTCCACTTGGAATAGATCGGCTTCCGCGTATGGCGTGCCAACTTCTACAGGAGCATTGTCTATTAAGCTGACATCGTCAATGCTAAGAGTTTTGTTTAACCCATTCTCAAACTGGAGATACATCGGGGAAGTTGTTGGGGTAAACGATATTGCGTGCCAACCAACCTGCGCTGAAAAATCTGCAAGAAATTGTGACCCGCCTGAAGCAGACCCCACTCTGACTGTTACTGCATCGCCAGCTACCCCTAGCACCCTAAACTTAATAACGTGTTCAACGCTGGTTGTTGTGACAGATATTGACTGTTCGGCTATGGCCTCGTTACCAGAACCCGCAGCTTGCAACTCCATATCAAGATTCGTAGCGTCATGCGCGATTGCACCGGTGCCATTTGATCTGTCAGTCCACCCCGAAATATTAGAGCCAAAAGCACCGTTCGTGACAGCTGCATCTGTGTTGGGAATCGTAATCTGCCCTTGATTGCGGTAGAACCGCATATATTCTTTGCCAGCTTCGATGATATATGCTTGAGTTGTGGAAAACTCAAACTTTTTAAGGCGTGCCTGTTCTGTAGCCCCGTTCTTAGTGGTCGCGACATAACGACTACCGGAACGTCGCATTGCCCCACCTTCAGGCAAGGCAAGCAAGTTTTCCATTGTCTCTACGCCACTTTTGTATTTTGTGAAGTCTAAGCGAGCGGACAGTCGCGGGGATAATTCGCCGGTGTTAAAACTAGCATTAAGATCATGAAATCTTGGCATCAGTAATGATAATGGTCACTGTACGATGTAATATTGCGGATACTAACCCAAGACCCCGTCGGGCGTCTTTCTGGGAAAGACTGGATAGAGTCGCTTGATTTTGCTTTACTTAGAGTCTTTTTCGATTTATCTCGCAGTTGCTCAAATAGTGCCTTGGAGCCAGCTATCGGTATCGCCAGTTCACACGCAAGTGCGTTAATAAAGGCGCTTCTAAATGCGACAGACCACAGATTAGGGTCTTCCACGCGGGCAACATATCTCAAATACACATTCTCAACGTCAGTCACTAAAGCGTTTTGAGTTGCGTTCTGTTCCTCGCGATATAAAACCGTGCCAGCCCCATCTACGTTGTCATGTACTGATACAGTGCGAATCCAGTCACTGGGCAACGTGTAAGCGTAATCAAACCCAAATGTTGGGGTTGTCGCGGACCGTGCGAGCTTGACACGCTTGGTCGCGAAGTTCCAAGGGTAATCCAGCATCTCGTCACGCAAATCTGCATATATGTCGTTGACTGCATTGGCATTTTTAGTACCCTGCGTCAACGATGTTACCCGGCTTCCGCCAACTATCCTTAATGATCGGTTCGCAATATCTGTATCACTTGGCATTTGCTTTTTTCACCACTTTACGGTCAACCACATTAACAATAGGCAGGTCGCCCCTGATGATACGTTCAGCTGTGTCTTTGTTATCAGCTTCCGCGACTACCTTACCTTTGACTTTGATATCAAATTTACCCTTGCCTACATTGTAGGCCATCTTACCCTCGCCCTTAATATACGCTGGTGGCTCAGTCTTCTCAATAGGCTCTATGACTTCATTAAAATCATCGCGCTCACTGAAATAAAGTACAGATTGGGAAATCATGCGGAAATCCACATCTTTATCATTGACCTCACAAACCATCCCCTCACAATACGCGACGGCCCTTCCCCTTATAACACGGACAAGCCTGATGACATCACCGAACATAAGATTACTGCGCATAGAAGCAAAAAAGCCCGGAGAAAAACAAATATCAATAGCGTGGTCCTTACACTGGTAATTCCACACTCGGCCAAATTGACCATCTACTGCATTGCTGAAATTTTGTATTTTTGCGTTGGTATCACTGGTGCCGGTATCGTACATGGGAATCTCCTAAAGTTATTATTAAGCCGGGCAAACTAATGGTCATTAGACCACCTTCTGTGACTGTTGGCAATAGGAGAATACAGGAAGGGAAAGTGGTGGAGGGCTTTCGCCCCCCACTACCGGTAAAATTAAACAGGTAAAATCTCGACGAAAACGCCAACTTCGACTGTACCCGTAGAAGCACCATCGGTGTCTACTTCGATAGCCGTACCTTCGCTAACTGTGTTAGCGGCGGTAGCAGCACTCTCATCAACATCACCAGCGGCAGAACCAGAGTAGGCGATTGTTACCTGCCCACCCGTTACGTCCGTACCACCAATTTCAAGACCAACAGCCGCATCAGCACCGGAGATTGTTCCGTACAATACCGTCTTGATTCGGCTGATAATGCCGTCACAAGGTGATACCATCCAAGAAGAATCACCGGTAGAAACGTCCGTGATCTTACAACTCACCCATATAGGGGTTCCACTAACTTCGGTAGAAACGCTGCCGGATGAGATAGAATCAACGCGGAGGATGTACCCACCTTGGTCGCCAATGACAACGATAGTGTCATCAGCAGTCAGATTCAGGTCGTCATCAGAGTTATTAAAGTAACCCGCAGTCATGACCGTGGCTCGCGTGTCCGTGTCAGACTTGTAGGTGTAGCTAGCCCCCCGTCCGGGGTAGCCATCGTGAAAATATAAATTTGCTGCTACATAAGCCATGCGAATACTCCCAAAAAAGTGGCGCCCCCCGCGAAGAGGGCGCTCCTATTAGTCAGTATCGGTTACTGTACCAACGGTTACATCTGAAGTATCAACCGCGCCCGAAGACACAGCGTTGACAATATGGCGACCATAAGTGCTGATAGTCCCAGACCTTACGGCTGTTGACCACACAACAACGTCGATAATATCGCCGACGCCCATGATCTGGTCGTCATCTTCGTTGTTAAAATACCCGGCGCTGTCAAGCGTAGCGTGGGTGTCGGTCGTGTCATATCTCCAGTAGTTATAACCATTAAAGTTACCGATGTTAATTAGATTAGCTGTCGTAAAAGCCATAACAAAGAATCTCCAAGGTTAAGCTACCGGTAATGAACCCGTATCGTTGATATTACCCTCGATAACACCAGTGTCATCAATCAGGACACAACCGCCAGACATAGCGTGGTTGATAAAATGCGCGGCACGATCACCATGCCAAGTAATATCAGCACCTACTCCGCCTTCATTTGCGCCACGACCCGCAAGGTTGCCCGGATGTGCGCCAGCAGCGTAGCCGATAGCATTTTTATTATATACGAAAATTTTGGATGTTGCGGTCCCGACGTTTGGAACGCCAGAGTGAACAGTCCACATAACATTAGCCCATTTCTTAAACATTCCAACAGCTGCGCCGTCTACATACGGTCGGCCATCGGCAGTTACGAAGTCTGCGCTTGCAAACTCAGGTACAGTAGAAAGCATTTCCCAAGATACAGGGGAAAGACAACCGTACATTGCACCCGGCTCATAAGAGTCGAGGCGGATCAGATCACCTACCATATTCAGGAAGCCATTACGAATAACGGCCTGACTGGTGATTGCAATAGTTACGGACGTTTGAGTGGTGCTGTCCAGACAGGTAAGAATCTGGTCATCAACTTTACGTCCCAGAGCATAAGCGCCACCGCGTGCGATAGCCATACGCTCCTCAATGTTGATTTTAGCTTCGTCGAGTTTATCAACCCAGTCACCAGCATAGAAATCCGCCAACGTAGCGGTATGCGAAGTATGGGTCTGATTCATCGGAGTGATCGTACCGTGGCGAGCTTTAGTGGTAGCCGCGCCTTTGGCGATCTTCTGGAAAACTGCGGTTGAGCCATTTACGCCGTCTTTAAAACGAACAGTCGGCTTGAGAACCGATCCCTGTCGCTGGAAAACGTCGTGAACATCGCGTTCATACTGTGTAATAAACGCAGCTGTAATAGATGTAGACATTTTAAGCCTCCAAGATTAGCAAAGAAAAGTTAATATCCATGCCCTCTGGGAAGCCATTGTCTACTTTGTGGGGAGCCGTTGCCGGGGCCACGACCGTAAACTCTGGGTCGTCGGGTATCGAATTTGACGGGCGGGGCTATGTTAACGAAAACTGTTTCATTAACATAGGGAGCCACCCTTGTTATTTCACATATACAACAAACTTATATATCAATGCAAGTCTTTTATTTTACTAGCCTTCTAGTCGAGCCAGAGCCTCGCGTTCTTTAGCGTCCCATTTGCGGGCTTCGTCATGTCTTTTGTTCTCCAAGGCTTGCATACGTTTTTCTCGGTATTCATTGGCTTTTTCTTGCAGGGTACTGGCCTCTGAATCTGTGAGGACGCTACCAATTCTGCCCTCTCCCATTTCCCTGCCCATCTGCGCCAACATTTTCACCATGATCGGATGATCCATCATGAATCGACCATCTTTAAGCTCTATCTGTTTTGCCGAATCAAAATCACCACCCATAAGATCGGTGGCTGCGCGACTGGCGTATTCTTTATTTTTATCGTACTCAGCGCCCCACTGTTCGCGCAACTTCGCCTCTGTTTGCTGGGCGAACTCAACATCCAGCGCCTTGTCGGCATCTATTTGAGCCATCTGCTCTGCCCGGAACATAGCTTCCATGCGTTGTGCCGACTTTGCCGGGATATTTTCTTCATGAAACAACTGTTGCCACTTGGAAAGAGACTCTTTCAGTACCTCTGGCGTATTCTCGTCGATCACCAAATTTTCAAACTGGTATTCATCAGCGTTTTCTGGAATCCCCATATTTTTCCTAAACGTAGAAATTTCAACATCATCCGAGTCCCTTGTTGGAATTACAACAGCTTTGGATAATTTTTTACGCAAATCGAGAGTCGCCTGAACGGCTTTTTCAGCTGTGTCATAGCGCTCCGCTTGTTTCATAACGTCTGCGTCCTCAATGTCATCACGCCAATTAAAATCAGATGACTTTGGTGTAGTCTCGGCGGGCGCCGTGGTTTCCGTGGTTTCTGTTGATTCCCCAGCGGTGTCTGTTGCTGTTTCGTCTGTGGCCGTTTCTTCAGTCATTCTTTTGTCTCCTTGGTTTCTTGCGAGTTACCTTTGGTTTTGGTTGCGGTTCTGGTGGAACAGTCATCATTACGCGCTTTAGCTTCAGCGCCATTTCTCGATGACCTTCGTGAAGATGCGTCCTATATGGGTCAATCGCGCCTCTCAGCACAGACGGCTCAAAGATATGCCCCCATGTAAATATCTCATGGAGAACACGCTTGCCCGCAGGACTGCCAAAAGCTACCTGAAAATCTCGGTAGCGGTCTACATCTTTAGCGTCACCCTTGTAGGCTGTTGTCAAATCAGACAACAGTTCTTCAAATGCTGATGTGTCGTCGTCAAACTCTATCATGAATTTATTGCTGTGTTGCGACCCTTTGCTTTAGCTGTTCTGTCATGCCAGCCTTATCTGCCGTGTTTGCAAAGGTTTCTGCAACATTCGCTCCCCGTTCAAGTCGATCCATCTGTTGCGCTTGCTCAATTGACTTCTGCCGTTGCTTGCGCTTCGCCTCAATTAATTCTTTTGGATTGCGTACTTCGTTTGGCACTCCATCAGCTTCATGCGTAACATGAGCCAGCCCATCTACATTGATATGATCCAGTGCTTCCGGCATAACCTGTGCCAATTGCAACTGTTCCGCAACCCACAGTTTTGCCGCTGATGCTTTGATCTGTTGCTTCACTTTGTTGACCGGTGACTCAAATTCAAACCGAATATTTGCCCCTTGAAGTTCTGGTGGTATTTCCCCAAAAGCCCCCGCCCGCAACATAATGTTAAACGACCGCTGAATCATTGGCGCCGTGTAGTCAGTCTCAAACCGGCCAAATACAGGACCAATCTCACGGATGAACTCTTCTTTGCGTTGCATGACTTCCGTCGCTGTCATCTGCGGACCATCAATAGGTAGGTTTAGAACATTCCTGAAAAACGCCCTCATGACCTGATCCCGTGAGTCAGTCTGCATATCACGGGTGATAGGAAGATTTACGCCAGACTGCAATGGGAATACTGGGTTCCCGCCGAGTTCACGCGCTATATCTACGTCATAGTATGATATGGCGCCCGGAAATGTGTTCATTTCGTTGATAGCGCCATCGTTTGGTGCGAGTAATGGCGGGTCTGCGGCCCTTTGACCCGACACTAAAATCGTTTCACCCATAGCCTGAAGTGTTGCGGAATCGGGCAAGGCTATCATACCGGGGGAACGCCCGTAGTCCTCGCCAGAAGTTGTATCCCAGCGCGGGGCCACAAACGGGAACTCATGGAATCCCCCTTCTTCTAAAATGCTTTTCTCTTCAGATTCAATCCAAAAATCTGCGACAGGCATATTAATACCGAGTCGCGGGTTGTCGAACTTCTTATCTTTTCTTGGCATGACAGCGTGAGCTATATCAACCTTCTCATCCAACTTGCCTTTTTTGTGCAAATCTTGGACGTTCTGGCTCATCTTACGCCCCCAGCGATTAATCGCCTGTCTGACTGTCCACTTACGAGTATGGATCACCCCCTCTATGTTGCCGTCTTCGTCGTAGACGAGTACGGAGTCCTTTAGATGCAAGGACTGAAAAATAAGGTGGTTGAGGTTTTTACCCTCACCAATGAACATGATACCAGTACCAAAAACTACGAGGTCAAGATCCATTTCTCCTGTTGATTGGCGGAAACGTGCTTTAGGGTTGGTTAGCGCTTGGTCCAGTGTCTGCTTGGCATTGTCCAACCAAATATCAACAGACTCTACACCGTTGAGGAAGTCATCATCAGCTTTAATGAAATACCACTCTGAGCTTTCCGGGCGTAACCAAAAGCCCATGTGATGACCAAGGCTACGAGCTGATTGCATAGGTGTGCCGTCGAAGATTTCTTCGGTACGGCTTTCTCCGGGGATTACAGCTTGCGTAAATCCTGCGCGACGAGGCAACATGATACGAGCAAGGTCTTCCCAATGTGGCAGGAACGATCCTTTGTTCTTCTCAAGCTCATCGCGTAACTTAATTATTTCTACCGCACGCTCATCAGAGGGCATGAATGTTTAACCTAATTTGGTTGCTGTCGGTCGCGCTAGACTTTCATCTGCTCCCAACGGATTAGCCACGCCTTGTCCGCCAGTTAGAACAGTCGCGCTCCGGCTTTTTCTTTTCTTATTTTGTTTGGCTATAGCGCTATCTTGCTCCGGATCAGGCGTAGCTACTTCCGCCCTCTGTACTGGTACTGGTGGTGGCATCGGTGCCTGTATAATTATTGGCGCTGGTTTTGGTACTGACGGTGAACCTCCCATCGCATAGTCTCCCATTATGGCTGTAAGTTATAATCCCTTGATGAGCTTACACCATATAAACAGTCAATTACAACAGTCAAATCCTATCTCCACCGGTGTGGGCTATATTGATTATTTTGTTTCTCTGGTCGCGGTTCAGGCTTGCCTGACTCAAATGTGTTTTGGAAGTGAGCTTTTTCTCTTTCTTTTAGATATAAGGTCAGCGTCTTCTCCGTCCAACCGTTCTTTTTTTCCTCTTCTGTTGGGATCATCTGCCTCTCCATTGATGGGGGTTATATTTTCGATTGGCGCGACCGGGTCGGCTGTGACCGCTTCCGGGGCTAACTCGAAGCCCCTCTTTCCAAGCGTATACGACACTGTCTCCTTTGTCCGGCGACCGTCCGAGCCGACGGATGATGTTGCCCCACCCGTCACCCGTACCACCCGTAGCGTCCGTTTTGCCACCCGATTTACCTTCAATTTGAATCCCTCTTGAAGTAAGTTTCCAGCGTGGCGCACACAGATCAGTCTTTAATTCGCGATCCGGTGGCAGAGCTATGTTCTCCCCGCTCTCCGGGTCAAGCGCCTCACGCAACCGCCACCAATTCTCGGCGCGTTGATTGATAAATGATAGACGCCCGGAACTATCATGTCCAGAACTTGTTTTACTACCTACCACTCCTATCACATTGACATTATTAGCCTTTAGGTGTTCGTATGGGGCTGTCCCGGCCCCACCTATAATATCCAGAAAAATTGGGGCACCATCCCTGACTGTTGCCATACATAGCGCGGCTACATCAGAACCCTCTGGAGTTTCTATGCCTTTTTTTAGGATCTGCTCGCCAAACCAGTTGCCATAACGTGGCGTCAGGACAGTCTTATCTTTACCCCCGCGTGCGGGGTCAACTCCGAGTGCCGACATCTTCGTGGCTGGTGGCGGGTTCTCAGTCCAGCGAGCTTGAGCAATATCCACCCATGCTGAAGGAATAACCTGCCAAGCGTCATCTTCGCGCCCGGTCGTAAAGTCACCCATAAGCATTTGACTTCTAAGTGGTTCGGGTAATGCCTGAAGGCTTGACTTATAATTTGTTCCAGCTAGATATGGGTTGTCATCAACTGACGACGGGATAAAAGAGCGACTACGCGGTTGCGTGGCTTTCTTTGGGTTGTCAGGAAATTCTGGGTCAGGTATCGGGTCACCATTTGGCACCTCCGTGTCATTCCCGTCTTCATCAGAGATATACCATCTAAGTTCGCCGGGGAGGGCGGGATTTGGATGCTCTGGGTCGAGCCACGGACCCCAGAACGAAATAATCCAATCCCCTTCTGAGGATCGAGGCGGGTTAGAGGTACAGACTATCCGGCAACGCTGATTGGGGTCGGCTCCGGCTCCGGTTCTGTTCCATGTGAGGAGATACCTAAACTGACTCTCTAAAAACTGGTTAATTTCATCCCATGCTATCAGGTCAAACGGCATACCCTGATAAGACTCTTCATCGCCGGGGTGTTGCATACCGCCGAACATCACTTCCCGTCCGCCGTCCATCTTTAATCGTTTTTCCTGACCATTCCATCCTTTGCGCGTGCCTCTAAACCGGATCAACTCTTCAGCTATTTTATTAAGCTGCTTTACTTCGCGCCGGTAAATAACTGACTGGTGGTGTGCCGTGAGAGCGAGTCCTACTAGCAGTCCGGTCTTACCACCACCAGCAGCCCCTCCATAAAACAGGATATCCGCTTTACTGTCATAAGCCTGTTGTTGTGGCGTAGGCTTATCCGGGTTTCCCAAATCTATCAATGGTCGCCACGGGGCTTCCTGAAAATCCTTTGCAATCATCGCGTCAATTTCTTGACGCTCATCTGGCGAGAGGCCTTCGTACAGCTCCTCAAGTGACTGTGCTTTTGACATACTTAATTAGCGCCTATTTGGTTGGCCGGGAATCCAAGGGCTGGACTTTGTTGTTATGTAACAGCCAGCGAACGCTTCTTTTTGCTGTGAGTTAAACGCTAACGCGTCGCGCAAACAGTCGTCAATGGTTCCGTTGTAAACCTTGTCTTGCCCATCGAGAGTTCCGAGGGTTATAATCCACATAATTACTATTAGTTGCATAAACGTATCTCCCATGCTGGGCCAGCTCTGGATTCGATTTCGGACTCGCAATGCAGTAGGCCATCATATCCCCCGGCTTATTCTTTATATCATTGAACGTCATGGCGTCCATAAAACAACTTCTCATGCTGCCCGGATAGTATTCGCGAGTCTCTGACATTGTCGTCATATTCAGAATCACAAATAATATAGCTACCGTCATCCCAGTCTCGGCTCGTCACTATCGCTTAATAGCGCGGCCCTATTCCCACGTTTGGCTCTGGGCCTTTTAATTTTACCAAGGCTCCTTTTGCTTTGCTTTATAAACGATGACTGTGGAGTGCCGGATGTTTTCGGTGTTTGCTGCAATAATGGGACAACTGGCGGTTCTGGTGTACCGCCGGAAATCGCAGTAGAAGTTGGGAAGTTCTTTTCTGCTAGGAATTTCAGAGATGCTGATGCTGGCATAATTATCCGAGCCTCAATGAAGATTGTGGTGTGCCAGATGT